GGTTTAGCAAGATCAAATTTATATACGTGAGACCTAACTAAGGCAATATCATCCATTACCCACCATCTTTGTTCATCAGTTAGAGTTGACCATGTTTCAATCTCCTTCTTATATCGTAGGCAACCAATACATATGCCAGAAATTGAATCAATTTTACAAATTTTATTACATGGACTTATCATTATCATTCCACATTAGGAATAAAGCATTACACATTAAGTGTGCTAGATGCGATTTGCCCGATTCGGGGTCTATCTTTTCTCCAGTAGCATAAGAGATAAGATGCCGCATTGCAGCCTTTTCATACCTTGCAGGTTCAATATGCTTCCAGTTATCTCTAGAATATTTCTTGGCACCGAACTCTAGAACTTCTAGAACCTGCTCTAATTCCTTCCACGGCATCAAAGTCCAGTCAACTTTATCACTATCAAACTTTTTGCCTTTAGTCCCTATACTAGCTTCTGCTTTAAGTAGTTTGTCAAGAATCTCTTTTCTTTTCTCTTCATCAGATACTTCTTTATAGAAGGTAGTACCTTCCTTAGGAGTTGATTCAGTGTTCCTGACGTAAAATTCATTAGCAATTGGATTTATACCCTCAGTAAGGTCGGTTAGTATTCTACTGGGGTTAACTAGTGGCTTGGTAGTTAACATAGGTGGAATATACTCTACAAATAAAGAATAATTTGTGCATCCAGCACATATGCTAGACTTCGCGAAATTATCACAATCAGCACAAGTTAAATTCATATAAGCTTTCCTCTCTAAAATCATAGTTTTCATAGCTGTAGCCTCTAGGATTACAGATAAACTTAGTATTCGCTAGGGTTTCATCGTAGTTATCGTGAGTATGGCCAAATATCCATACTTTAGGTAACTTGCTAATTTGACCTATAGTATTCGAGTTAAACATGCACGATTCAATCATTCCACGATAACGAGGATGACAGAAATGAGCACTAGGTACATAGTGTGTGATAAGAATGTCTACTTCGACAGTTTTAATCCACTCAACTGTATCTTTATACTCCTGCATCCACAATTGTGGGGTCATTTGTGGCATATGCATAAAATCATTTGTATAGCGCTTGCAATCTAAAACTGCTAGTGGGTTATACCCATCAATATCTGTCCATAAGGTAGCACCACCGATTTTTACACCATCAAGCTCAATAACTTCTTTTTCTAGTAAGAAAACGTTATCTGGTAGAAATCCATCAAATGCTTTTGGAATACCTCTCCAATCTGCATTACCATTTCTATTAGTCCAGTAATCATGATTTCCTAGTACAAATACTACATACTTAAACTTCGCAGCTAACTCATGTAACCAGTTCATTGTATCTACTAGCCTAGTGCCCGTCCATAGATCGCCGGCTAGAATTAGTGTAGTTTCATCATCATAAGCCATTGGCTTAGGATACCACATGCTATGGTCTAAGTGAATATCACTAAAAACTCTATGCTTCATTACATTTCTCCATTACCCATTGGTTGTTTCATAGGAGTACACAAATACTTTAAATTCTCCCCCATTAGTTTACCCCTAAATCTATCCTCCCGCATAACTTCAATATAGTCAGAATACATTTTAGCACATGGCTCATATAACATATCTAACGATTTGGGGTCGACTGCCGGTTCACTAAGAAGTGCTGCTAGTAGTGCTAATTTAATTATCATAAGATTCTCCAAATTTGAATAACAATTATACGCCCATGTAACTTTAAAAACAAGCCGAGATTTGTGGGTGTTGGCGCAAGGTAAAGTATAATTTAGTTAATAAATTTAAGATTGATTTTTCTTCTCCCACAGAGTATAATATTTCTTTCACTGGAGATTTAATTAAAATGTTTACAAAATTCCCTAAAATTGGGCAGTTTCGTGATGTTATTAACCATGTTAAACAAAAGACTCGTTTTGTTGGGTTAGATGACGCCGGGGAGGCTTTGTTTGATGCCACTATTCCTCTGCCTAAAATGGTCTTTAAAGGTACTGTGAAGCTTCACGGCACTAACGCTGCTATTTCACGTAATTCTGATGGTTCTATTCACTTTCAGTCCCGCGAACGGATTATTACACCTACTAGTGATAATGCTGGGTTTGCTACTTGGGCCTCTACTATTGACTGGAGACAGTTTTTAGCACATTTTGCTGAATTTGATCAAGTGGTGATCTTTGGTGAATGGTGTGGTGGAAATATTCAGCAAGGGGTAGCTATTAATCAGCTACCTAAAATGTTTGTTATTTTTAAAGCTCTAGCAGATGGGATTTGGTTCACCCCGCCTAATCTCTGCTTACCAGAGAAACAAATTTTTAATATTAGGCACTTTCCTACTTTTGAGGTAGAAATTGATTTTGAACATCCTGAGCATGTTCAAAATCATCTTATCAAAATTACTGAAGCTGTTGAGGCTGAGTGTCCAGTTGGTAAAGCCTTTGGAGTTTCTGGTGTGGGGGAGGGTGTGGTTTGGACAGCTGTGACCGATAGGTCACTGATTTTCAAAGTTAAGGGTGAAAAGCATTCTTCTAGTAAAGTTAAGAAACTTGCTTCTGTAGATATGGATTTAGTTGCTAGTATTGAAGAATTTATCGATAATACTGTAACTGAGAATCGCCTTAATCAAGCTCTAGAGCATGTTACTCTAGATGTAAAGTTTACTGGTGACTTTATTCGTTGGGTTTTTAACGATATTCTTACCGAAGAAGCAGATATTATCGTAGCTTCTGGCCTAGAACCTAAGAATATTGGTAAGTACGTTTCTGTAAAAGCTAAGAAGTTCTTTTTTGAAAGGATTAAAAATGCTTGAGCTGTGGGATAACCCTCTTATTCCTATTGAGGAACGGCTGGAAATTGCTGCTGGTAGTGTTAAATTCTGGAGAGAATGCTATCGGAATCAATTTAAACAGAAAGAAGAACTACAGGCTAAGCTAGCTATGGCCGAAGAACATATAAGTATGGCCTTCCACCCCGATTTGGGGTGGGCTATAAAGCCGGAAGATTATAGTAATCTTGTAGATCATTATACACAATTACAATTATACTGGTCTACTAAAAAGTGCCTGTTGGACGATAGGCGTGAATGGGCAGAGGATGATGGAAATGTATGACCCTGATAACACACCACTATCTACTGGTGGTATAGAAGACTTACTACACCTAGTAACTGAGTTACAATTAGCTTTAAAAAAGTTGGATGCCTTATATGAGAAAGAGCATGTTAAGTGCCTAATGCATGAAGTTGAAATATACACTCTTAGAGAGCGTGTTAAAAAGCTAGAACACCAAATGTACCTAGATGGATGGGTTAAAAGTCCTGATGGTATGGGTAGGTAAGAAATTTTCGGCTTGTTCTTCCTTGGTTAATTCTGTATAATTATTTGTATTGATTGATTAAGGAAGAACAGATGACCCGCGATGACATTATCTCTGAAGTTGCTATCCTGTGGGAAGATATGTGCAAGGTGTACAATATCAAGAACAAGGCTATGCCATCAGTAGAGTTTTTCTCTAAGTCTAGTGTAGCTGGTAAGGCTTTTTACCAATTGCATAAACTGCAATTTAATGAAATTCTTGCTCTAGAGAATGGTCGTGAGTTCATGACTACTGTGGCTCATGAAGTGGCCCACTTGATCACGCATCAAGCCTATCCGTTTGCTAAGCAAGCTCATGGCCCTGAGTTTCGTTCTGTTATGCAAACTGCAGGTTATGACGGCCGTACTTATCATACTTATAATGTAGATTCTGTTTCTACTAAGCGCGTTAAGACTCGCTATGAGTATATATGTCGTGTTTGTGCTAAGACTTACGAAGTGGCTAAGCCTACTCACGCTAAGATTCAGGCTGGCTCTAGTCACCACTGTACTTGCAAGGGCCCTATCTTTTTCACTGGTAAAGAAAGGAAATTTGTATGAAGACATTTGCAAAATTTAATAAGTTTTTAGGCAATTTTACCCTAATTAAGAAAGATGGTTTGGTCTACGTAGTTCCTGCTTCAGCACCTAATATTATTCAAAGTTGGCTACAACAAAGGATTAGTAAATGAAAACAATGACAGTAACAAAGGTTTTACAAAAGGGTATTTATTTAGTAAAATTGAATCACTGTCTTATTAAGGCTTCTAATGATAACTCGTATGTGCTTAAAAAATAAAATAAAATGTTTATGGTCTATGATATTCAATAGACCCTTAGTAGTTCTAGTAGACCATGATGGTGAGAAGTCTGTTAGGTTGGGTGAATACACCGAGAATGGCTTTTTTGCCTATAGATTCTCCTTTACTAGGATTAGATTAATGCCTAAGGGAGAAACTCAGGGTGCATCTTATGTACTAAGATGGTACTATGGTGAAAATATATGCTAACAAGTGAGACGAAATCTCTAATTAAAGAGTTCTTCAAAGAAGACCCCACGCAAGATAATATACAGTTTCTTAGTCAGAAATTTGATACTTCTACTAGGAGTATCATAGCTATTCTTACTGCGGCTGGTCTATATAAGAAGCCCGGGTATCTTACAAAAACTGGTGAGAAACCCATTCCTAAGCAGGAAATTGTAGATTTAATAGCTAAAGCTATGAAAGTTCCACCAGATACTTTAGAAGGTCTAGAGAAGACTAATAAATCAGTGCTTAGGCTTTTGCTAAAGGCTCTGGATAAAAGTTCTGATGAATACTTCCGACCATAAAAATTAACTTGACTTTTTTAGTCGAGTATACTATAATATGTTTTCAAGAGTTGGATAACGTGAGTAATACTACAAGCAGGCGGTAAAATGATAAACCGCTAAGTCTGCTATTCCTTCTCAGACCTTTCAACTTCTTGACTTTAGGGTTTCCCTGGCCTCCCCACTAATATAAAGGCTAGAGGTAGAAGACCTACCCTTGTTGGGTTGCTATCTAGGCATAGAGACCAACTCATTCGGTAGTTACATGCTTCTACTAGGTGATCTTGAGTGTCGTAATACCTCTAAGATAACGCACGCCAGCTCCGCAAGAGCATAAAGAAAAATTACTGGGTTGTTTTCAAGCTTTTCTCTCATATCAAAGAAAAGCTCACAGATTCAAATAAAAGCCAGCTAGTCTGGCTTTTTTCTTATCTACAGTGTGTCACCAGGAATCCATAATATATGGCAAAACCTCAAAGAGTTCGTAAGCAAGCAGATAATCTATACATTAGAGGTATTAAACCCCTAACCTATGCACAAAAACAAATGTTTGAAGCATGGGAAGATGGTTATAATATTATAGCTTCAGGCTCCGCCGGAACAGGCAAAACATTTCTAGCTACTTATTTAGCTTTAAAATCCCTTTTTGCACAAGAAACCAGAGAAATCATCTTTGTTAGGTCAACAGTCTCAACCAGAGATATGGGTTTTCTGCCTGGTACGGCGGAGGAAAAAGCTGCTCCTTACTTTGAACTATATAAAGATCATGTAAATCATATTTGTGATTCTGGAACAGCATGGGACTCTTTGTTACACCGTGGCTCTATCAGAACTGAACCAACATCCTTTGTACGCGGAAGTACTTGGGAAGATGCTACCGTGGTAATTGATGAGTCACAAAACCTTACACGTCATGAATTATACTCCGTATTGACTAGACTAGGCAATAATTCAAGAGTTCTAGTATTAGGTGATGCAAAGCAATCCGACCTTCCCAAAGGTTCTAGCTCAGAGTACCTAAAGCACCTAGCCAATAAGATGGTTGATGATTTCGAACTGGTGAACTTTACACACCAAGATATCGTGCGCTCAGCTTTCTGTAAAGCACTTATTATCGCAGATTCAGAGATATTATAAATTAACGCTCAAGATTTCGGTCTTGAGCGTTTTCGTTTAGTAATCTATAATATATTCTTACTTAATCAGGAAATCACATGAAACAGAAACGATTTTCACCCTATGATCGCGCTATGCAATACCTTGTAAATGAGTTCCAAACTCTGTACGAGGAAGGCTATAATACTCAAGAAGAATACTTGCAGGCCGTAGATGGTTTGTCAGAAATGTCTGCTGCTGAAGTTATGCACATGTACAAAGAATGGAAGGAACTCGAAGAATGAGCTACACTAATCGTACACCAGAACTGTGCCAATTTCTTAATCAGATGCAAGCTCTGGCTGAAGAGGCCGATTCTAGGGCTAAAAATTTGTTACTTAGTGACAAAGCTAGAATGAGGGCAGAAGCTACTTGTAATGCTTATTTTACTGCAATATCTATTGCAGATACTATTTTGGGAGGGGAGTGGAATGATTGAAATCTATAACGGAATCGAGAAAGTTGGGTATAAACAGTTTATCTTCCCTGGTGGTGAGGTGTCTATTCGTATTGACCGAGCCCCTAAGTATCCGCATCCAATCAATACAATTGAAGCCAACTTACAAAGCCCGACTGAAATTATAGAGCTTCTTATGGTTACAGACGCCGTTAAGCGTATGTTTCCTAGAAGTCGGCTTAATCTATCTATGCCATATGTACCCTATGCTAGGCAAGACCGTGTATCCGTACCGGGTGAGGCTCTTAGTATTAAAGTCTTTGCTAACCTGATTAATTCGCAGAATTATGCGGACGTAGAAATTTGGGATCCCCACTCTGATGTTACTACTGCTCTAATCAATAACCTTACAGTTGTTGAACAGCATGAAATCGCAAAAAATATCGTAAGTATACCCGATACTATCCTAGTAGCTCCTGATGCTGGTGCTGCTAAGAAAATTGTTAAACTAGCGGCAATCACTAATAGTGAATTTATTACGGCCTATAAAGTTCGAGACCCAGTTACAGGTAATATTACTGGTACACGTGTTGATGCTAACCCTGTAGCTCTTATGAACTCTAGTAAGCGATTTCTTATTGTAGATGATATTTGTGATGGTGGGCGTACCTTTGTTGAGCTTGCTAAAGTTCTACAGGCTAATACAAATCTACCTATTGATCTGTATGTTACACACGGTATCTTTTCTAAAGGTCTGAATGTTTTTAACGGTCTTATTGATAAGATTTACTGTGCTAATCCATGGTTTGAAGATAAAAGGATTATTGTAGTATGAGAGTTTCAGTTATTAGCCACTTAACAAAGAATAGGAAGCCAGGTATTACTGTTAGAGAAGCCTTAATATTCGCTAGATCAGGTTCTAAGTTACCGAATAAAGTATTCTGTAAACTACACTCTTATGGATTATTAAATGATGATGGCACTCTTACATCTATATCTAATAGACTATTAGATGGCTTTATAGCTGAAGAAGATATTGAGGATATGCGAAAATGATTAAATACGAAAAAGGTAATGTATTCGACCACTTAAGGGGGCCGTGTATCTTTGTACATGGTTGTAATGCACAACGTACTATGGGTTCTGGAGTAGCTAAGATAGTTAGGTCTGACTTCCCGGAACTATATATAACTTACCTAGAAATGGAACAGAAACTAGGTGAAGTATCTTGTGTTAATTTTAACGGTACTATTATGTGTAATCTTATCTCTCAACGTAACTACGGTTATGAAGGTAAAATATACGTTAATTATGACGCTCTGCACATGGGATTAGTACAAATAGGCACTATGGCTAAGATTTTGAACCTACCTATTAAGATGCCGTTTATAGGGGCTGGACTTGGTGGTGGTGCTAAACAAGATTTGAAGGAAGTATTTGAATCTGCGCTATTCGGTCTTGACGTTACTGTTTTTTCACTTGAAAATTAGAGCTTAACAAAGTATAATTATTAATCTGAAAAAAGGAAATTAAATATGACTAATACAACTATGACTGCTACCGACTTCTACAAAGTCGGACACATCTTTCAATACCCACAAGGTACTGAGTACGTTTACTCTAACTGGACAGCACGTTCAGCCGATAAATTTAAAGGTTTTGATGACTTTGATAATAAAGTCGTATTCTTTGGGCTTCAAGCGTTCATTAAGCGTTTCCTAGTTAAAGAATGGAATGATAATTTCTTTAGTAAGCCAAAGGATGAAGTTGTTGGTAAATACCAGCGTCGTATGACGAATTCTATCGGCCCTATCGATGTTTCTCACTTTGAGGCTCTTCACGATCTAGGCTACCTGCCTCTTAATATTAAAGCACTACCAGAAGGTTCTCGTGTTAATATTCGTGTACCAATGTTTACCATTGTTAATACACATCCTGATTTCTTCTGGCTTACTAACTACTTTGAAACAGCTATCTCAGCAGAAGTATGGCAAACCTGTACTTCGGCCACAATCGCCTACGAATTCCGCCGGCTAATGAACAAATTCGCCAAACTTACTGGAACTCCTAGTGATTTTGTGCAATGGCAAGGTCACGATTTCTCAATGCGTGGTATGTCCAGTCTTGATTCAGCTGCTAAATCTGGAGCTGCACACCTTCTTAGTTTTACTGGTACTGACACTATCTCTGGCATTGATTTTCTAGAGGAATGGTATAATGCGAACTCTGATAAGGAACTTATTGGTGGTAGCGTTCCTGCTACTGAACACTCTGTCATGTCGGCAGGCGGCGAGGTTGACGAATTTAATACCTTTAAGCGCCTCATCACAGAAGTCTACCCTAGTGGTGTAGTTAGTATCGTTTCTGATACTTGGGATTTCTGGAATGTTCTTACTAACATTGCACCTTCACTTAAGAATGAAATCCTAGCTCGTAAACCAAATGCTTTTGGTCTTGCTAAAGTTGTATTCCGCCCTGATTCTGGTGATCCTGTAAAGATTATTGTTGGTGATTGTGAGGCTGAGCCAGGTACTCCTGAATACAAAGGAGCTGTCCAAGTTCTTTGGGAACAGTTTGGTGGAACGCACACCTCTGAAGGCTTTAAGCAAGTACACGAGCGAGTTGGTCTGATTTATGGCGACAGCATCACACCTGACCGGGCTGCTCGGATTCTTAAAGGATTGGCTGATAAGGGTTTTGCTAGTGGTAACATTGTATTCGGTATTGGTTCTTACACTTACCAGTTCAATACTCGCGATACTTTTGGTTTTGCAATGAAAGCTACATGGGCAGTTGTAAACGGTATTGCGCGTGAGCTTTCAAAAGATCCAAAAACTGATAATGGTAACAAAAAGTCTGCTAAAGGACTACTACGGGTTGAAATTGAGATGGTAAGTAAAGACTTCTTCCTATATGACCAACAGTCTGAGTTTGAAGAAAAGGACGGACAGCTAGTGACAGTATTCTGTGATGGAAAACTGATTGGTAAGCAATCACTGGCGGATATTAGAGGAAATCTATGGGGTTGAAGAGTAAATGCCCTCCAGTACTACTAGACTACCAGGAAACTGTCTACATAACTGGTAGGTGGTTTGCTGGTAAACATGACTTATATATAGAAGTAGTAAAATATAAATTACTATTTATTCCAATCTATGAGTTTGTTGATTACAATAGACTGAAAGAAATTCAAGGAGAACGCTCTTGTTAAGACCTAGTAAACTTGTTGAAGTATATATAGTACCAGAAGAAGCACCAGACTTTTATGGTTATCTTACAGGCCGCTGGTACATTAGTACCAGTGGTTCTCTAAGACTAGAGGTTGTGACTCTTTCCATATTAGGAACTTACATTAGGAGAGGCTTCTTCCCAGAAGGAGCTATTAAAGAAATTCAAGGAGAACACGGTTGAAAACATTTGATACATTCGAAGATAATATTGGTCTAAAAGAATGTGTAAAGAGGCCAATTATTGTTCATGCGCTGCAAATTAACTACCCTTTCCGAGTTAAGTCACTAGAAGGTGATTATGCTCAGGGTAAGGAGGGGGATTACTTAATGCGCGGTATTAAAGGTGAACACTATATCTGTGACAAAGAAATTTTTGAAGCTTCCTACGACTTTTTAGAGGATGTATGATGAAAAAAGAATTGTGCGAACGCTATATCAGAGTAATTAATGATTCTAGAGCTAAGGAAGAAGCTTTAGGTGAGGCACTTCAAGCTCTTAATGCGGATAACTTTATTATTGGCTTAGTACCTGATGAGTTTACTGACCTTTTTAATGATATGTTTATTACCCTTGTTGGAGAATCAGCATACGATTGGGTTACTTGGTGGTTATATGAAACTGACCAAGAATCAAGCAAAATCTGGATTAATGGTGAAGAAATTGATATTAACTCTTTTGATGACTTATGGGAGGCAGCGATAAAAGATGCGTGATAAGATTAATGTACTAGATAAAGGCTTTGTGCGTCTAGTAGATGTTATGGGTAGTGACTCTGCAATTGTGCAAGCTGCTAGGGTATCTTATGGTGAAGGTACTAAGACTGTGAATGAGGATCGTGGATTAATTCGTTATCTTCTGCGTCATAAACACACATCGCCTCTAGAAATGGTTGAATTTAAGTTCCATCTTAAAATGCCTATTTATATTGCTAGGCAGCATATTCGCCATCGTACAGCAAATGTGAACGAAATGTCAGCACGTTATTCTGTTATGCCTGATGAGTTTTATCTGCCCTCTGCGATTAGGGGTCAATCAGATAAGAATAAGCAATGTTCAGAAGGTGTTCTAGATAATAGTCATTTTGCAGCAATTCTAGCAGAATCTTCATATGAGGCGTATAATGATTATGAAGAAGCCATTGAAAATGGTGTTTCTAGGGAAATGGCTAGGATGATTCTTCCTATTAATCTTTATACAGAGATGTACTGGAAGATTGATCTTCATAATCTACTACACTATATTCGTCTACGCAACCATTCACATGCTCAGGCAGAGATTCAAGAATATGCTAAGGCTATGCTTGATTTGATTACTCCTCATGTTCCTCTAACTGTTGAAGCTTTCAACGATTACGTTGTTAATGCTAGAACATTCTCCGCTAAGGAAATGGAGCTTCTGTGGGATGTACTTAAAACTAATGTGTCTATTGAGTCATTAGATGAAATAGCAAGAGTATGTCTTTCAAAAACAGAGGCAAGAGAATTTATGGAGAAATTTAATAATGGTTAAGAATTACACTATTAGTGTGCTAAATTCTAAACTTGCGGAAGCAAGTATAGACTTCTGGTTAAGTAACCCACAGAAGATTGATAATGTTATTGATTTCATCAATGAACTTAATAAAGCACCAGTAAAGTTATCCGCAGCCGAACAAGCTAAGAAAGAAGCTAAAGATGCAGAGCTTACTAGAATTAGAGCTCTTATCTCTAAACAAGTTAGTGAAGGTGGTAGCTCGATTAGATTAATGAGTAGACCAATTTGGGAGGATACTATTGAGCAACTTAGAGCTGATGGGTTTAAATTAATAATTGGTAATATCTCTTATTATGGTGATTCTTATATTGTTTCATGGGATTAAATTATGTATAGTTTTGTATTAATTATGTCCCTAGTATTGTCTAACGGCAGTACTTATCAAACCCCAACGCTATTCTATCATAATTTTACAGACTGTATGAATGTAGCTATGGCAGTTACAGATACTTATCGTAAAACAGACCTAAAATCGTATAAGGTTATGTGTCATAAGGTTACTCCTCCAGTAAACGAGGAGTAATGAGCGCCTCAAGCGAAGAATTTCTAGCTTGAGGCTTTTTGCTTTATGCCTTATAATATTATTTCTGATTTGGAAAGGAACAATAATGTATAAATTATATGTAAATGGCTACTTCAATGACTCTTTCATTTCGCTAGAGATTGCATTGCAAGCAGCTAAGAAATATCTAAAGAATGGTGAAGATATTGAGATTCGTATCAAGCAACCTTCTTTTGCTACTCACCTATATGAGGAAATTCCTTCTTATGCTCATCCCAATAATTAAAGCAATAGTACTTTCTGCATTCCTAGTAGGTTGTGCTCCTGTGACTAATGGTGTTGATCAATGTATGAGAAGTGAATTATTCATTCAATGTCTAAAGTCTATACCAAAAGGGCCCGATAGTACTAAGTATAATGATTGGGATGAGGTAATAAAGGAGTGTCAGAATGCTTCTTATTACCATAGTCTGAGGGATTTTAAGTATATTAAACTAGAATGTAGGAGTAATTAATGTTATACCTAATTAGAGGTTGGCCCGGTTCTGGTAAAACTACTCTAGCTAAAGAACTACTAAAGCAAGGTAAAGCTGATGTGCATTACGAAGCTGATATGTTTTTCGAAGGTAAAGTCTTAGGTTACGTATTTGACCCCACCGCTCTACCTGTAGCACACGCTTGGTGTCTTCGCCGAACTAAGGAAGCCCTACAACAGGGTCTAAACGTAGCAGTCTCTAATACTTTCATCAAATTATGGGAATTACAGAAATATATCGATTTGGGCCATCCTTACGAGATTATTGAGTGTCGTGGCCTATTTAAAAATGTGCACGGTGTGCCACCTGAGAAGGTTCTGGCTATGCGGGCTAGATTTGAGGAAATTAAATGAAAGCATATGTACTTATGTCCGGTGATAATTATGAAGTAGATTCCCTTAGTGCTATTACTGAAGGTATCTATCTTAGTGAATCAAAAGCAGGTACTGAAATATACTTGCGGAATGAAAGCTTTCCAGATAGGTACTTCTGGTATGAGTGTACAGAGATTAAGGATTTCCATGAAACTAGGGTAGTTGCATGAACTCCCTAATGTTAGTGATAACCTTTACCTCATTTGTAATAAATTTAATTTTTGGTGAATATTCTGCTGCTATCGCGTGGTTTGTAGCTTTCGGAATGTCACTAGCGTTAGCTTTTGGTGATCAATGTACTTGCTCTAGGAAACAAAATGAAAGAACTTTTAGGTGAAATTATAGATTCTGGTTACTTTGATATTGCATACCGAATTCATGCAATTTGGGGTACCCCAGAGTGCCCGGTATATCTGAATAAGCTCTTACTACAAGATCGTATTGACAGGCAAGGCTTTCCAGAAAGAGTAATTGTTGCTCTAATGGAGCTTCAGCAACTTATTCCAGAAGAAACTGTGGATATTTGGGGGCCCCCACGAAGTAGACTACTTAAATGAAATTTTTTATATACCCCCGGTAGGCTCAGGTTAAGATTTCTTAGCTTGAGCCTATTTGCGTTTTGCCGTATAATATAATTTCTGAATTGCGCTAAAGGTGAAAGAAATGGGCAAATATTTCTGGGATAACCCCAAGAAACCTCTAGGACTCAATGCTGATATTGAACGTCATCGTAAAGAAGAAGCTAAGCTTTTAAAAGCAATTGAAGATAGTACGGATGCTAGATTTGAGATTACTTATCGTACTCTTTACTGTCACTTGATTGAATCAAAAGCTGCTTTACTAGAAAAATTTGGAAGGAAGTAAAATGAAAGCAGTTTATGAAGTCTTTGAGAAGTCATATTGGGGTGATAAGTACACTGAAGCAGAAGTAACAATTTGGGATAATGGTAGCTACGTAGATAGTTTTGATGCTCCAACCGATATAACTTCTATTGATGAACTGATAGATTTTGTGTCTGATCGCTATGAGTTTACTTTAGATAAATTCAAAGACATTACTGAATGGGAAATCAAATGAAAGCAGTTTATACTCAATATGAATATCCGTCGGCTGATGGTGAGTTCTTCACTCAAGCATATGTAACAATTTGGGGTGAGGATGGTAGGAGAGCTGATTCATTTGATGCCCCGTGGTGGGGCATTGAAACTAAAGAAGAGCTTCAAGCTTTTCTAGTAGATTATTACGAATATCAACTTATTCAACTTGATAAGTTTATCACTGAATGGGAGTTTACACAAGAATGAAAACAGTAACTGAGCAAATAGATGATCTAAAGCAAGAAATGCTAGTGCATCAAGAACTAGTAAAAATGCTAGTAGATGATGTAGGGTTAGATTATGCAGTCGCTATTGAGGTTGCATATCACATTGAGCTAAAATTTGGGGTAACTAAGAAATGAAACTATGGAGTTCAATTAAGCATAAAGTTTATAAAGATCAGTTTAATGATATGTGGGTTTTAGACGAGTTGTGTAGACCAGCTATAGACCTACGTAATAAGTGTTATACTAATTCTTATCGTCTAATTAAACGCAAATTCTTCTTTTTCTATGTACTAGAAAATGAATGGATTTCAACTTACTCTTTATTGAGACCAAACTTATGAAATTTAAAGTAGAGCAGCCAGAACTTGTAACAGTTAAGCATAAAGATAATCTAAGAATCATTAAGTATAAGCGTAAGGTATTCTATGATAACCTCTGGACCCCAAATCTCCAAGAGTGTAGAGGTATTGTAGTTGATGAGGAAGATAATATCGTTTCCCGACCTTTCACTAAGATTTTTAATTATCAGGAAAACAATACGACAATTCCTTTAACAGAAAAGATTCTGTGGGTTAAGAAGTATAATGGATTCATGGCGGCACAAACTAAAGATCTAGTAACTACGACAGGTTCTTTCGATTCTGACTTTACCAAAATGGCTAGAGAGTTTCTGCATCCTACAAAGATGACTGGAACGCTTTTATTTGAGATTTGTCATCCTAACGATCCTCATATTATTGTAGAAAAGCCAGGTGCTTATTTGATTGGTATTCGAGATTTACATACCAACAAGCCTTACAATACAAGCCTAGAGAAAGAAGATTTCCTTAACGATTTAGCAGAGTTCCACGGTTGGCTGCGTCCGGAGTACGGTTCAGCCGTTTTTGGCGATTTGCTAGATTCACTCAAAACAGTAAAGCACGAAGGCTTTTGTGTTTATGGTTCAACTAATCTAAAAGTTAAGTCACCTTACTACTTACAGTCTAAGGCTATTGCTAGATCTAACAAGCAATTATCTCTAGATGAAGAATTCACTCCTTTATTAGCACAAATGCCTAAAAACCTAACAGAACAAGAGCGACTAGCTTTCATAAGGAGTTATTTTTGTTAACAATTTTATCAACAATTATCGGAATCACTCTATTGTTCCATCAGCAATACGTTGGAGCACTAGGGTGGTTTATTATAGCAGCGTATGAGGAGCTTAAAAAATGAAAATCACGGTTGAGTTTGAAGAAAAAGATATTAGGGATAAAATCCCTCTAGTAGATCAGTGGGGTACTAGACACAGGATTATGAGTTTTTGCAATAAGAATTATCTAAGTAGATTACTTAACTTAGGGAATGATAATTATTTATATAATTTACTTAATCTAGGGAATAATAATCTAGTATTTGAATGCGCGATTAGTGCAGATGAGCTAGTAAATTACCTTAGTATGCATAAATTCCTCCCAGAAAATCAGACTCCTCTCTAGGAAATAAAAATACTCCCCGGGTCTATCAGAGAAAAATAGAGTGGTAAATATTTTTTATTTCCGGTATAATAATTGTATATTATGTAGCGAATTTAAAAGTTTAGCCGTAAGGTTAGTTAATAAGATTCCTACCCCGCTTGGGGACAGGGATCTTAGATACAATTTAACCTTACGGGCAAACTTGAACAGTCCAAGAGGAGAATTACGTCTTTAAAAATGTAAAAAATAAAAGAAAATTTTACGTGCATTTTGTGGATTGGAAACTCTGATTTTAATGTGAATTAAACGAACAAGCCCGCAGGATAGTCGCCGCTTTTCTAGTGGAATTTTTTCAATTTGGGGTCAAGAACTTACTAGGATTTCGGTTATATTTCTAGTGGAGTTAAATTTATAATAACTAGGTTTCAAATTCAGGAGAATAACTTGAAATCACTATCATTGTCTTTTTTACAACGCGCCAACGAGGATCCCGCGTTAATTAGGACAGAAGACCCACACTGGCTAAGTCATATTAGACCAGTAATTGCTATGTTAAAACCAAAGACTTTCAGTCTTGATAAGTTGTATGAAGAATTGCTAGAACCATTAACTCTAGGAGAACATAATGGTGAGATTATCACTACAAAACATCTTCAGTTAATCTACACTATTCTAGCGAAATATAGTCGTTCTGATCTTTTACCTAAGAAGATGACTCAGACTTTATATCCACAGTATTCTGCTGCTGTACCTATAGTATTACTTGCCTATAAAGAACAATTTGGGGTAGAGTACAAAAATTGGAAGTTAAATCACGACTTCATGACTAGTGCTATTATGGGTAACCAGTTAAAAGATATTACTAGAGTAACTAACTACCTCAAAGGATTAATTAATCCTAGAAAACCAGACTTACCTAATTCAGACTCTGAGGTGGGAGACCAAGAATACGCCGACTCTATGGGGTATGAGTTACCAAAAGTTTATGACCCTATAGATGTATTTGATTTTGATACTCAGTTAGAGTTTAGAGAGTATGCAACGCAAGAGGGCAATATCAGTTCAACTGCTTATACAGGTATTAAACGTCACGGAGGTACTCATCCTTTAGGTAATAGTCTGCTTACTAAATTTTATTGGTGTATGCTTACTCAAACCTGGATTTTTGACCCCAAAATTAGGCATCCAAATATGATCACAAATCTACTAGATTGGGATAAACCTGCCAAGCCCCTAGAAGAGCTAACTAGCGTTCAAGGGTTTCCAATAAGGGATATGGGTATAGGCTTCGGACTATGATTAATCCATCTTTAGACCCTGAATGGGATGCCTTTAAGGAGTTATTTCCTTACTTAAACTATAATGCTTATAAGAAATTGAAGGATTTTTTCAAATATGGCTATCAGTATATAAAGTCAGAAAAGTATAGTTGTGATGTAGAAGCTCCTTTTTAACAAATAGCCCCTTAAATGGGGCTTTTTTACGTCTAATGAAATCAATTCATTACGAATGCCACAATTTGGGGTAGCACCTCAGATTTTCAAGTGTAAAATTTTCTTACCCCAAATCTCAAAAGTCGCTAAAATTGCCAATAATTGCCTGAAACATACGACCCCAAATCGCAAAAAGTGCTATAATAGTCGAAATTGACCCCAAATCGCTGAAATTGTCTATTATTCTCGGTTTTGCTCGGAATTTGTCATAATTTCATCAATTTGGGGTAAGAAGAATAAATTTGATCTTGACAATGCCTCGGGTTCTTTAGTATAATGGGCGCAGACCACACAAATTTTGAACTTGAATCGGTTTTTCACTGGCGGGCGCAGAATTCTCAACTTGAATCGCTTTTCGACTTAGCACTCGGCGCAAAACGTTTCGAATTTCGACTTTGCACTAAGGCGCAGGTCGCGACCTCGCTTGATAATGATTCTCATTCTCATTCTCATTCCGGCGGACCGAAATGGGAATCATTCGCGTTTGACCCCAAATCGGACAAAAAGGTCTTAATATCCCAAATTGGCCTAAAAGGACAAAAAGGTCTTAATATATTTAATACCTAAAGATCCGAATGTCGGGTATAAATTTGGCTTATGGGGTCATAAAAAAATTTGCCCTTGCTTTGCGATTTGGGGTCGGGTACCCTACGGGGCGCCAAGTCCTTGATTTTAAAGACTTTTTTTCCGCCGTAAGTCATTGATTCTAAAGGCTTTTTTGTGACCGCGGGCGGGTATGTTCTGTAAGTGTATGATTTCAAAGGCTTTTCTCTAGCCTTTCGGTACGTTCGCTAAGTCTATGATTATAAACGAATTTCCTAGTAGACCCAGCGACGTGTTCCACGTGGAACGCTAAAAGGACAAAAAGGTCTTTTTATCGATTGAGTAGGCAAAATAAAAGCGGATATAAATATCCGCTTTAAATATAATTAACAATTAACCTTTAGAAACTCTAAAAGATTTTCTTTTAAAGTCGCTGGAATACCCCAAACACTTTCTTTAGCAGGTAATACAATAGAATAACCTAATTCCATTCTACGATGTGCAATATGTTTTCCAATTTTCTTATTAAATTCGTCATTATCAGAACAATGAGCAACAGAAACTTTAAAATGCGTTTTCATTTTAGAAGTCCATTGACCACAAACAACAGATTTACCATTATGAGCGAATTTCATTTTAAATCCTTTCAGGAATATTAATAATTAAATCAGAGCATTCAATATTAATGTGTTCTATCTCCGTGTCGTTAATATAATCCTCCATTTCCTCCAATTCACTATCGGACATAATAGGTGGGCAATACATTCCTTCCATTATACAGGCAATTACAATTTCTTTTAAATCACTAGCACTAATTACAACTCGCATTTTAAATCCTTTTTCTAGAATACCCGGCAAAAGCCGGGATTTGAATTAAACGGTGAAATTATCTTTTACCTGACAATCTCGCCAATTATACGATTTGATTTTATCGCGCCATTTACTCTTTTTTACAATGGCTTTTAAAATCGGCAATTCATAAAACTTAGCATCTTCTAATGCCGTATGCGGTTCAGGCGGGAGCATTTCATTATTTAGAAAACTCGCCATAACTTCCGCATTAGTTTTATAAGTCATATTACCTTGTTTAGTTGGAGAATTAAACAAGTGATTGTTTAAAATAAAACGCTTGTATTCTTTAGTATGGGCATAATGCCCATATGATGCATTCCAAAGACAAAAACGATTAGTGAATTTAGTTAAATCAATTCCAGTATTCTGGCATTTATCCAAATCAAAAGCGAGATTAAACGCCGTTAAAGTAGGATTATATTGATAAAATGCCTGGTCTAGCCAACGATTAACAGCATTAACGCTTGCAATCATTCGTTGTCCGTTATTCAGCATATTAACATAATTTGCTTGCCGTTTTTCCAGTCCGGCTTTAGTCCAGATTTCATCTTTAGAATGAACATCAAAGAAAAGGCTTTTTGCATCAAATTCGCCTTTAATTAAAACGCCCATTTCCTTGACAATATTGCCTTGTTTATCAGCAATTACAATTCCAATATCAGCAACGGTATTCTCAATTGTAGTTTCAGAATCGAGAATAAGAAAGTATTGTTTTTTAGCCATTTTAATGTCCTTGTTTACTAGGAATATAAACGCCGTTACATTCCAGATTGTCACAGATATATTTCAGATAAGTCATATTATCTTCATATACCGTGATTTTATTCACATTCGCAAATTGCCGGAGATTCATCAATTTACGAATACCAGAAACTTTCAATTTACCGCCGCTAACGCTTGAACCATTAGGACGACTAATAATAAAATCAGGCTTAGGCATATGATAAGACAAAAACATCTTATCAGGATTATTTAAAACTCTAGCAGTTGCTACAATAACCAAACACTCAGGATTATCAATTGCAGGCAAATACTCAGAATAGAAAGCTGGAAGAAACGAATCACGACAAGCGAATTTTTCATTTTCACGCCAATAATCAAGGTCAATTTTTTCAATTCCATTTTCTGCAATAGTCCGATACCTATGCAGCGAATCAATAATGCAACCATCAAGATCAAAGATTTTCAATTCAGTAATCATTTCATTTTCCTTTTAAGTTAATTCAAATAATCTTTATAAAACCGCCTATTGCTAGGCGATTTGAAAAGATCATTCAGTTTCCAGATTTTCAGCCGACTGCTCGAAAGTTTCCATTGCTTTTTCTTTAAAAGCCGACAATTCAGAAACAGTCTTCAAAATCGCTTTCAAGACTTTCTTATTGGCCTTCGCCAAGCTGGAAAGATTAGCTTCATCGGAAACTTCGGGGATAAACAAGGCAATCTGATCGACCAGATTTTCTTTATCTACCGGAGTTTCACCAGCTTTGGAAACATATTCCGCTTTCTTATACACGCCTTCTTTTACCAATTTAGCGCGAATCGAAGCAACTGATTTATTAAACTTCGCAGCAAACAATTCAACAGTTTCTTTTGTCGGATTAGCGACATAAGCAGAAACCATTTCCACGGTTTGTTCAGCGGAATAATTCACAACAGCGGTTTTCGTGGTAGCCATTTTTACAACTCCTTGACGCGCATTAGGGAAAGCAGGCGGAATCGCGGTCAAAACTCGCATCCTGCTAGGCTTGCTGCGCTTCTTGCTGCGCCTCAGTCCATGTAAAGAATTATACGCTTCCCGCAGAAGAAAACAACACTTTTTTCAAAAAAGATGAAAAATAGTTGCATATAAATCGCTTGACAGTTTCCCGCTTTTGTGAGCCAGAAAAACTGTATAAACTGTTTATACGGTTTCCCTAAATCGCTAACAAGGTATTAAGACCTTTTTGTCTTTTTAGCGTTAGCTAAAAAGAAGTTCTGTCAATAGTACAAAAAAACTATTGACAACGCCCGCCGGGGCGTGGTAAAATCGGCGCCCACCCCATTAAAGATTTTTATGTGCCCATAAAAATATTTTGCTACCATTTCGCGCTGCGCGCGGGTACGCTTTGCGGCGCTAAGTCCTTGATTCTAAAGGACTTTTTTCTTTTCTAAGTCCTTGATTATAAACGCTTTTTTCTGGCACGATCCTTGGTAGCCAAGAACTGTGCCAGATATTAAGATCTCTTTATCTTTTTAGCGAACTATAAAAAACCGCTTTGTCAAGCGGTTATTAATTACTTAATAAACAGTCGGAATTAAATCATCCCCCAATTCATATATAAATGATTTATCTCTTTCAAAGTCAATTAAACAAATTTTATCTCCGGGTTTAGTAAAAAACCCATGATATTTTGCAGTTTCTAATGCAAGCTTTTCATTAAGGCAATAATAAGTTTCAGCTTCATTTTGAGATACTAATAAAAGCATTTTAAAACTCCGTTAATTCAGAGGATGAACCACCCCAATATTGGTAATTGTATTCGCTTGCGCCAATACAATCAAAAGGCTCTAATTCTTTTTTCTTCCAATCCAGCTTCCTCTAGTGAGAGAAAAAGAGTATTATCTTCCCAATTAGCTTCATCAGCTAAATCTAATTCATCGGGGAAAATATCCGGAAGAAAAGCATCAAGTTCTTTTTGTTCGTGCATTTTAATTCCCTTTCTTAATAAGCTTGCGAAGTTTTAAAACAATCTCGTGGTAACGAGCTTGATTCCAGAATTCAAACTCTTTTCCATCTGAAGTTATCCAAGTTTCATAAACTGGATAAGCTGAAGGATGACGTAGTTTCATTTTATTTTCCTTAGTAAGTTTAAATTTAATTCGTTTCATTTCAAGAAGAATGTATAAAGACCATTAATATTTGCAAGAAGGAAAACAGCTTGCAAAAGCATCAGGTTTTTATTCGATTGTTTAAATGCCGTATAAAGCAGAAGCAATGCCGACAATGTAAACAACGGATAACCAAAAGTAAATAAACCATTAGCAACTAAGAAACTGCCAATAATACCAGATAATACACCGATAAACTCTATCGGCATTTTGAAACCGGATTTCACGTTTTTATAATCAGTAAACTTATTCATTTCATTTCCTTAGTGAGTTATTCGATGAGTTCATTCTACAGGAACGGCTGACGAATGCAAGCGTATTTTTCACCGCGTCCAAAAATAGTTGCATATAAATCGCTTGACAGCCCAGCGGATTGTGTGGTAAAATTGGCGCAGCCAAATGAGAATATTTCTCATTTGGTTATTTCAATTTCTCGGCATAATCAAATATGCGTGATATTGAAAATCAATTATCCGGTATTCAATCCCGGATAAATCACAATATTCCCCCGGATAATACCCAATTTCACACGCCAAAACAAACGGGTCAATACACAATCCTAGCCACATTTAAAACATCCAATCATTATTAATTTCATAAGCCGCGCAAATTTTTTCTTTATAAAACCGAAAAAACTTGCCACCGTGATTCAAATTTCCTTCTTCGCTCACACAATTGCATTGCAATTGATAAACATGAATTAATTCATGTGCAAGAGTATGAAAAATCTCAAACTCATTTTTGTGTTTCTTAGCAATTAAAACAATCTTAAAAGCTACCGGATAAAACCACGCCCTAGCTTGAGGATTTTCTTTATCTCTAGCTTTATTGATAATCCTCAATTCATCCAGATTAATCGAGTTTCCAAAAATCTCCCGATTAATCTGCTTGACCCAAGCCCACAATTGTTTTTTATTTGTTTTCATCTATTGATTCCACATAAAAGGAAAAAGCTTGATCTACCGTATAATCATCTTCATAAAGAGACAACAGGTGAATGTCACTATTCAATAATGTAGGCAATCCAGCGTTATCGGCTAGGCTATTAAATTTAGAAACCCAGTTCAAGTAATGTTTATTCATTTTTAAATCCTTATTAATAAGTAAACATATTCAGAATGCGAATACGATCATGCTCGGGATTGGTAAGGTTATCAACCAGAGCATCTTTACATGCTTTATATTCATTATAAGCAATTACATTGCTTGCAAAGGATTTATTAATCTCTTTCACGAGTTTCTTTGCAGCGACAATTTCAAAACCGCCAACTGCACCACGAATCATTTTTTCGAGCTTAGACATTTTATTTTCCTTGAAAGATTGATTTCAGAACAGCAATTGTAACATCAAACAGCGAAACATTGCAAGGCCGAATTTTATTAAACTTAGCTAATTCTTGACGTTTACGAATTGGCAAACTAAAAGCGCTATTATCAGTAGTCCAGACGAAATTGGGTTTATTAGCCAAAGCCAAATTTGCATCATATTCGTTTTTCATTTCATTTCCTTATTGCGTTATCCGATGAGTTCATTCTACAGGAACAGCAGAACAATGCAAGCGTATTTTTCGCGCGGTCACAAAATATTTGCAAATAAATCGCTTGACAGTCTATAGGCTGCTATGGTAAAATCGGCGCCACATTTAAGATAAAAGGATACGAATATCCTTTTATGCTACTGTTAAAAGCCAGCTTTCGCTGGCTTCATTTACTGCTGCACGATCATGTTGCCATTGTGATCAAAGAAGCCGTTATCTTGTGCCAAGTGCAGAAGCTTGATAGTGGAGCTAAGATCCTCACCAGTCAATTGACGTAGGAGGATGCAAGCTTGAAGCTTAGAGATCTTACCTTGAACATACAGATTAAGTGCCATTGCCTCAGCATGGTTAGAACAGTAAACAGTTTGAACGATTTGCATTTCATTTCCTTAGTAAGTTGTCGATGTAGTTATTCTACATGAATAGTAAAAGAATGCAAGCTTGTTTTAATCTGATCGAAAATATATTTGACCATGCAAGAAGCATACCAGGTACGGGGGCGGTTATTAGACATTGACTTTCCAAACGCTCACAGGCCCACCCCCGCGCGCAACTTTAAGGTTTCTAGAGTAAGCTCAATTAAGTGCTAGAATTGCCCCAAATTGTAAAGGTTTTCTAGAGTAAGCTCAATTAAATGCTATTATGACCCCAAATCGTCCAAATTTTCCTAACCCACTCCCCCATACCTCAATCTACCAAATAGCCCAAAATTAAGTTGATTTTCTTCTATCCTTATGTTAGACTTTACACATTATGAAAATTTATCAAACTTCCCCTTATGTCCAAACCTAATGAGTTGGTCCCTATATCTCCCGAAGCTCTAGAGATATTGAATGTATATCTGCAGACGCAGGATATTAATGCTACTGCTAGAGAGCTGGACATACACCCCACGCAAGTCTCACAATACCTTAGAAAATCAGAAGTTAAGAACTACCTAGATCACGTCTACCTTAGTGCTGGATACCGTAACCGCGATAAATTAGCTCTTGCATTCGACGACCTCATTGAGAAGAAACTAGAAGAAATGATGGAAACCGGTTTAGGGTCTACTAAAGATATTTCTGAGCTATTAATGATGCAGCATAAAATTCGTATGGAAGAATTAAAAGCTATGGCTGATATTGAAAAAATTAGAGAAGGTAGCATACGTAAACAAACAAACGTACAAATTAATACTGGTGGCTCACCGTATGGAGAAGGCCAGTATGGTGCTTTACTAGGTCAGCTTTTATCTCAGTAACTCGCTAGAGTATATAAAATTATTGGTCCTAGACGTATAAGTCGCTAGAACCTACTTGTTAATGGGTGAACCGAGCCTGCAGCTCTTTCCTAGTGCCTTTACACTGGGATAGCCCTACCAATAAAAGTCTTAAAGGAGACAAAATGGTTGTTGATGAAATTTATGATGTGTTAGTTTCACGGTTTGGGGTTGGTGAAGTTTTTTCACATAATACAACGTGGAAAGAGTTCATAACATATGTAGTTATAGATAGCTGTTCAATGGATAGTTTAGCAACTAAGTGTGGATACTCACATTCTAGTGGTCTTAGCAGGTATACTACCAAACAATTTAAACATATTAAAGAAGATAAAAAACTAAAACCATGGAAAACTTATCTTACTTCTTTAGTAGAAATGAAAAAGTGTCCAAGCTGCAATGAAATAAAACCACTAAGTAACTTTAGTATTAATACTGCTATTTGTAAAAACTGTGATAATAATAAAAGAGCTACATATGTAGAAAACAGTAGAGAAAAAGTTCTAAGTAAATCAAAAATCTATTATCAAAACAATAAAGAAAGTAGGTTACTATCAAATAGATGGTATAGGTTACTTAATAGTGAATCAATAGCAGAACAAAAGAAAGAGTATCATAAAAAGTATTATCAAGAGCATAAATACTTATATAATGCGAAAAATGCTAAACGTAGAGCTACAAAACTACAAGCCACCCCAAAGTGGGCAAATCTGATAGCTATAAAAGAAATTTATCAAACTTGCCCTCCTGGTTATCACGTAGACCATATAGTTCCATTACAAGGTAAATTAGTATGTGGATTACATTGCGAATTCAATCTCCAACATCTGTCAGCTAGTGAGAATTTAAGTAAAGGAAATAGGTTTGAAGTATGTTAAAGATTAGTAGGCCTGATATTAGTAGTACGGAAATTACCGAATTTCCTGTAGAGGATAGGTTTATTAAGTTGCCTATTAAAAAGTACGTTGACTTACTAGGTATAGAACTTAATGGCCCACAGATTGCGATAGTTAACGCTTTGAATAGTCCAAAGTATCGTTTCGTAGTAGCTGCCGTTAGCCGTCGCGTAGGCAAAACAACCATAGCGAATATAATAGGACAGCTAGTTACTCTAGTTCCTAATAGTCACGTCCTTATCATGTCCCCTAATTATGCTCTATCATCAATTTCATTTGAAGAGCAACGTAAACTAATTAATCATTTCAAATTAGAGGTACTCAGGGATAACGCCAAAGATAGAATTATTGAACTAAAGAATGGTTCTACGATTCGGATGGGGTCTGTATCTCAGGTTGATTCAGTAGTTGGTCGCAGTTACTCACTTATTATCTTCGATGAGGCCGCGCTTACTAGCGATGGACAAGAAGCATTCGAGATTGCACTACGTCCAACACTGGACAAGCCAGATGCTAAAGCTATCTTCATTTCAACGCCTAGGGGCCGTAACAATTGGTTTAGTACTTACTGGCACTATGGTTTCAACTCAATCCCAGCATTCGCTAGATGGGCTAGTATCCACGCTGACTACCGGGAGAATCCTAGGGCTAGCGAAGATGACATTAATGAAGCTCGTGCAACTATGCCCGCCAGCAGATTCGCTCAAGAGTTTGAGGCTAGCTTTAGCGTATTCGAAGGACAGATATTTAAGTTTGACCATAAGTGTATTATGCCGGTAGATAGATGGGAACATCTTGAAAGAATTATGGGACTTGATATCGGTTTCAAAGATCCTACCGCCATGCTCGTTTTGGGGTATGACTACGATTCTCAGGTCTTCTACGCACTAGACGAATTCCAGCAAGCAAATATGACTACAGATCAGTACGCCGTAGAATGCAAAACTCTAGAAGATAAGTATGATGTACAGATGATCTTCATCGATTCGGCCGCGCAACAGACTCGCTACGATTGGGCTGTGAACCATGATATTTCTACAATTAATGCAACTAAGTCCGTGTTGGACGGAATTGCATATGTTCAGATGATTGTGGAGCAAGGAAAACTAATTGTAGACCCCAAATGTACACATCTTCTAGTAGCACTTGACCAGTTCCGTTGGGATCCAAAGGAAACTCTGATTACTGAGAAGCCAGTACATGACAAGTATTCGCACATGGCTGATGCATTGCGTTATGCTTTATATAGTTATCGTTCTAACGTAGGGAGCTTCTGATGGTAGGAAAATTGAATTGAATTTATTTTATACTTATGGGATAATAGCAGTATTCTGAGTAAGTAAAAGTTTTTAGGAGTAGTTTAATAGTGGCAGCAAATACCGGTAATAAGTCTGATTTAAAGCGTGATGAGGTCAAGTATGTTCGTGACCGAGCCAAAGCTAGGTATCCTAAGGGTAATTGCTGCGCAATTTGTGATACTACTGAAAACTTAGAGTTTCATCACTACTCATCACTTACACTACTATGGGAAAAGTGGAAAGTTACTAGTGGTATTTCAATTGATAATGTAGAAGATGTAATGTTCCATAGGGATACTTTTATAGCTGAGCACGAGAAGGAGTTATATGAAGATGCTGTTACATTATGTAATGGGCACCATGTAAAGCTACATACTGTGTATGGTAGCAAACCGGCCCTTTTTACTGCTAAAAAGCAGGCTAACTGGGTTAAAATTCAGCACGATAAACTACACAAAGATTAAAACTGAGCGAAAGGGCCGGCCAGCCTTTCTAGTGCCTTTTTCACTAGATAGCTCACCAAACACTGTCTAAAAAGGAGACAAAAATGAATGAAGAAATTGTAGACCAGATCTATAACGTATTAGTTGAACGCTTTAATATTGATGAAGTATTTTTACCTAAATTTGGAAAAAGCAGGCTTAAAGAGATAACTTGGAGACAGTTCATTAAAGCTGCTTTAGAATTAGATGCAGCCGAGCTTTATAAATATTGTGGGTACTCAAACCTTTTCAGTTTTAGTACAGGCCTAAAAAGAAAGCACTTAGGTATTTTTCAAGATAAGAATGGCACTCAGTGGTGTAATTATTTACTATTACTTATAAATAGGAAGAGCTGCCCTACGTGTAGTAGTATAAAAGATATTACAACAGGCTTTGGTAGAAATATAAACCAGTCTGGAGGTATACGTTCAGAATGCAAAGCCTGCGAGAAGGATTATAGAGACCTTAATAGAGAGCATCGATACATGCTAAGAAGTGACAGATACCAGCAAAATAAAGAACATGAGTTAAAACAGGGTGCTATTTATAGAGCAGCTAATAAAGAGTCCATTTCCCTACGTAGAAATAGGTACTATATAGCGCATAAGCCAGAAGCATTTGCTAGGGCAGCAAAGCGTAGAGCAGATAAACTGAGGGCCACCCCAAATTGGGTAGATTTAGAAAAAGTTAAGCAAATATATCGAGATCGTCCTGATGGATATCATGTAGATCATATAGTTCCATTACACCATCCACTGGTATGTGGGTTGCACTGTGAATTTAATCTACAACATCTACCTGCTAGTGAAAATCTTAGCAAAAGTAATAAATTTGAAGTAGGATAGATATGAATATTGTAGATAAAGTAAAAGGTTATATCAGTTCAAAATTTAACCCCGCGCAGGCCGAGATCGCTAGAAATGAAGGAGATATACCTCCTGATAATACTATCTCTTTCGAACAAGCTTATGATAGGCTAACTTCTGTTAGGCGTGCAGTTGATATGATTGTCAATGGTGCATCTAGTTTTGATGTAGATGTTAAAGACAAAATTAATGGTTTAGTAACACCAACAGTTGGTACTAGAAAATCCAAAGTAGAAAATCTACTTAACTTCCAACCCAATCCTTACATTGATACTAGTAAATTTCGTAGGCTGATTTATATCGACCTAGTACTTACAGGTAATGCCTTTATATACTATGATGGTATATATTTATATAACTTACCATCTAGTCAAGTAGAAATATTAACAGATCCTTTAATTTATGTAAAGGGTTATAAGTATAACGGTGTAGTAGACTTCAAAGCAAGCGAAGTGTTACATATCTCAGACAATTCTAGTACTAGTATCTATAGAGGAACTTCTAGAATGAAGTCAACTTCAGATACTCTAACAGTACGTAGTGACATGACGGCATTCCAAGGTAACTTCTTCAAGAATGGGGCAGTACCTGGGTTAGTTATTAAATCTCCTAATGTACTTGGTGATAAAATCAAAGCTCGTATGATAGAGTCTTGGCAGTCTCAGTATTCCCCAACTAAGGGTGGCAAAAGACCCCTAATTTTAGATGGTGGACTAGATTTAGATAAGATTACAGATGTTAACTTCCGAGAGCTAGACTTTAAAGATTCAATAACTTCTAAAGACCTAGAAATTCTAGTAGCTTTAGGGGTTCCAGAAGTTCTAATAAGCTCTGGTAATAATGCAAATATCACCCCAAATCTCAGACTCTTTTATATGGAAACAGTTCTACCACTTGTTAGAATGGTAAATGCTGGTTTTGAAAGATTCTTTGGTTATGACCTAGAGCCAGAAGCTTCTAAAGTTTCAGCAATCCAGCCAGATTTAAAAGATGAAGCTATGTATCATAGCACACTTGTAAATGGCGGAGTAATTAGTCCAAATGAAGCTAGAGAAACCTTAAGATACGACCCCAAACCGGGGCATGATGACCTACGAGTACCTGCAAATATTGCTGGTAGCGCAGCAGGTGAGCCGGGTGGAGGAGCCCCTAAAAAAGATGCAGATAAATAAGAAATTTGAGCTTATCTCTGGTTTCTCAGTTGAGAAGGCTGGAGAGTCAGATGAACTTCGTATTGTTGGTTATGCCAACACTACTACAAAAGATAGAGTTGGTGATGTTGTAGCAATGGAAGCGTGGACTAAGGGTGGTATTGATAACTACAAACTAAATCCAATTATCCTAGCATTTCATAACCACTCTAGACCAATTGGTGTAGCAGAGTCATTATCCATTGACGACAAGGGTCTAAAGATTACTGCTAGAATCAGCAAAGCCGCTGGAGAAATTTACCAGCTAGTACAAGAAGGAATCCTTAAAGCTTTTAGCATTGGATTCCTAGTTAAGGATGCAGATTACGATAGTGCTACCGATATTTTCGTAATTAAAGATCTAGAACTACTTGAAGTTAGTGTAGTTTCTGTTCCGGCAAATCAGGATAGTCTATTCTCAGTCTCTAAAGGCTTTGATAGTGAAGCTGATTACTTAGAATTTAAAAAATCATTTAACCCACCAGAGGAAAACCTAGAAGAAATTGCTAAAGAGCAAGAGACTCAGGAACTCCCCGAAGTAGAAACACAAAAGGAAGAAGAAATTATGGATAAAGACGAACTACAAAAGATGATTGCAGAAGCTACCGCAGCCGCTGTAACCAAAGGTATTGAAGTTGGACAGTCAGGTGCTGAGAAGCTACTAGCTGATGCAGAAAAACGCATTAAAGATGCAGAAGCTGCTGGTGCAACTAACCTAAAAGCTGTTGAAGACCTACGCGCTGCCCTAGCAGAGAAGGCAAGCGAAATCGAAGCTCTACAAAAGAGCAAGATGCAATTTGATGAAAAAGCAACTGGTGACAAAATCAGCTATGCTGAAAAAGAAGCTGCTGTACTTATGGCTAAGGCTACTAATAAAGGTATCACCGAAACCTCCATTTTCCGTGACCTAGTACAAAAGTTCGGTGCTCATATTCCTAGTGCAACTTGGGAACTTGAAGTTTCTACTAATATGCAAGACGAAATTCGTCGTGCTCTAATTGTTGATCCTATCTTCAATAAGAATATTAGCATGAATAACCCCGTTATGCGTCTACCAGTCAACCCTGAAGCAGGGTATGCTAACTGGGTACTAGAAGCTGGCTATAAGGCTGCTACATCTAGTGGTACTGCTCAGAACCACGTTGTAAAAGAAATCAACCTAACTGCTTATAAACTAGCAACCAAGGAATTCCTAGGTACTGAAGAAGAAGACGATAGCATTATTCCTCTACTACCTATCATCCGTGACGCTATTGTTCGCAGAACTGCAAAAGCATGGGATCTAGCTCTACTACGTGGTGCTGGTGCTGGTGCTGACCCCATTAAAGGTATTATCACAACCGCTGCTGGTGGTGACATTATCTCTGGTGGTGCTGGTCTAGCTAAAGCCACTATCCAGAAGATGATTGATATGCGTCGTGCCCTAGGTACCCGCGGTCTTAATCCTTCAGAACTAGTTTTCGTTGTTTCTAATGATGTTTACTACGATCTACTAGACGATACCTCTTTCCAAACTATGGATAAGGTTGGTACTCGTGCTACCCTACTAACTGGTCAAGTTGGTTCTATTGCTAATGTTCCAGTTGTACTAAGTGGTGAATTTGAAGCTAAGGCTGCCACCAAGATTGGTGCTGTTCTAGTTAATCAAAATAACTTCCTAGTTGGTCGTTACAAAGGACTACGTGTTGAGTCTGATTATTCTGTAGAAAATCAACAACGTCTAATCGTTGCTTCACAGCGTCTAGGATTCCAACAAATCTCTAGCGTTGAAGGTAACGGTGTTTCAGTATTCCGTTGGACAGCCTAATCTTTAGGTAATTATATAGATGGGGGCTTCGGCCCCCATTTTGCTATATATTACGCGTAGTATATAGCAAAATAAACAAGCAATAAGGATACCTATGGTAGATACTGAAGACACCGATTTAAAAAAGGATATGTTAGATGCTTTAGCTACTATTCAAGATCCTGGGCAACGTATAGTTTTAATGTTACTTATGAGAAGTATGGATAATATATCACATAAATTAGATAAGGTACTATCTGATGAAGCTAAAATTAAACATATAGTACTTAATGGGCATTCGGATGCTCATGATGCTCACCATAAGTGGGTAGATGAGCAAATAGCTAAAAAAGTAGAGCACACAGAATCATTAGATTTTATTAAAGCTAGAAGAAATAATGGTGGACTCTGTGAGTTCGCAAAAAGAAAAGTAGAAGAAGAAAAAGCACTTAATGCTAGTAAAAGAAAAATAAGTGAAGGTATTGTAGAAAAAATACTAGTAGCTGTTTTAATGTTCGTAGCAGGTGTTTGGGCTTCTATACATTTACCATTATGAAAAAAAGTAATTGCCACCTAACTGCTTGGAGTAAATTCCGCCTAGAGGTAGCTAGTTCTCTATCTGTACAATACTCTAAAAATAGTAAAATACATACTTTTTTAAAAAAGTACCCTAAAGTTAAATTAATATTAATGCCAATAGTTGTAACAGGTATATTATTACAGTGGGTAGCCTGGACTTTAGTACAACTAGGCGAAATTTTAAGAACTGGTAGGTGGTACCACGTTACCTGGAGAGAAGGGGATACTCACAAAGAGTTTGTCCCTTTAGATAAGCCAGCAGCTAAATGGTTTCCACCACTTTTGTTTGAAGGTAAAGAGCAGGAGGTGCCTAATGAAGATAGTATTAAGACCTAGTATTTTTGTTAGAGGTATTGATGCCATAAGTCAGCTTCTAAACGTATTTTTATTTAATGGTAACGCCAATGACTCTGTCAGTGGTAGGGCATTTAAAGAATCATGGAAACTGGAAAAAGTTATTAATTTTATATTTTTCTGGGAACCAGAACATTGTAAACTGGCATATTATACTGATTTGGCACGAGCTAAAACTATGATATATGAGGAAGAAAATAAATGAAAGTAGAAATTCTAGAAACTAAACTAAGTAGCCACGGATTTTATGCAGAAGCTGGAGATAGACTAACAGTTGCTGACGTAGTAGGAACAGTTTGGTGCCAAAATGGTTGGGCTATTGATCTCTCTGGTCAAGTTAACTCAGCAGAAAAAGTTGTAGGTGATACTACGATTAATCCAATTGATATGTCTATAACAGTTCTAGGAGAATCAGCTAATGGCTAAATATCTACACCCAACCGCAGTACTAGACGGACTTCTAGACAAAATCGCTACTGGCACTATTATGACAGTATGTTCCGCTCAACCAACTACTCGCACAGAAGCAGTCACAACTTATGCTCTAGCAGACGTAGTAATGGCTGGCGGTGACTTTACTAAAGCTAATGGGGATACTAATGGCCGTAAGGTTACTGTAGCACAAAAATCAGCAGTACCTATTGATGCTAGTGGAACGGCTACACACGTAGCAATATGTGATGGTACTAATGTACTGCTAGTCACTACTTGTACTTCTCAGGCTCTTACTAGTGGTGGAACAGTAACAATTCCTACCTTTAAATGTGAAACTAGTGATCCTACTTAATTTATTATAAGGACTTTTTATGACCTACTATTTTGATAATTGGGGATGGTTAACCACCGAGGTTCTTCCGGGACGTAGCACTGACGTTGCGCCACCGGAAGGCTTGCCGGAAGGCCAGCAGGCGAACTGGACAGGTCACGCATGGAAGGTGCTGAACTACTCTGCGCCACCTGTGTACACACCACCAGAACCCGAAGTTGTTGAAGTCAGCAAGGTCGCTTGGCGTCGGCGTTTCACCGCGATCGAACAGGATGCGATTGATGCGTTCAATGAGGGTGGTTACTTGACACATCCAGCGCTTGACGAGGCCACTAAAGGTGCAATTCGTCGGGGCTTGGTGTTGTATTCGGTGACGATCAATATCAACCCGCTCGACCCTGACACGCAAGCCTTACTTGGCATGTATGAAGCGCTCGGTCTGTTGGCTCCCGGTCGTGCCGCTGAAATCGGGGTGGCGTAATGCCTTCCTGGCGTTACATTGGCCAGAACCTGTCCACCGCTGTGGCGTCAGGTGATTTGACGCTTGGTTATCCAACCAAGGATGACGTTCGGACTAACGCGCTGTACGCAGTCACTTACTCATCTGCTGACGATCTCTTCGTTGCGGTAGGCAACGCAGGAACCGTCATCACTTCTCCCGATGGAACGACATGGACAACTCGAACAAGCGGTACGGCTAGCGCACTACGCGCAGCCACTTACTCTTCTACTGATGACCTGTTCGTCGCTGTAGGTGCATCAGGCACTGTTATTACTTCGCCCGACGGTACGACATGGACAACTCGAACAAGCGGTACGACTAACGTGCTACGCGCAATCACTTACTCATCAACTCTCTTCGTTGCGGTAGGCGACACAGGTACTGTTATTACTTCACCTGATGGTACGACATGGACAACTAGAACAAGCGGTACGGTTAACATGCTGCTCGCAGTCACTTACTCATCAACAGACGACCTCTTCGTCGCTGTGGGTGACGTAAGTACCATCCTAACCTCGCCCGATGGTACGACATGGACAACTCGAACAAGCGGTACGACTGATAATCTGCACGGAGTCACTTACTCTTCAGCTGACGATCTCTTCGCCGCTGTAGGTGCATCAGGCACTGTTATTACTTCGCCCGACGGTACGACATGGACAACTCGAACAAGCGGTACGACTAACGTGCTACGCGCAATCACTTACTCATCAACTCTCTTCGTTGCGGTAGGC